CCCCAAGTGTCCGTATATTAAAGACGCCCATAAAAGCGCCACCGAAATTACTGGTCAGAAAAATGTTATTTCTTCCACTAGAAAAGAATTAGGAGCGATTAAAAAGAACCTTGAGAGACTAAGAGGGAAGGGGCTTGGCGAAAAGCTTTCTAAATACGAAGAAATGCTGAAAAACGCACAGCACTTAAGATTAAAAAATTCTGATTTAAAGCTTAATTTAAGAGAATTAGAGAGCGATCAGCAGACTGTAGTTAGTGAAATTTCACATGGCAAGGAGCTTTTACGAGATATGCGTCTTCGCTCTGCTGACGAAGAGAAAGATGCCGAAATTATTAAAATGCGACTTGACCTCAAGCATTTGGAGAAGAGGATATCAGAAATAGATGCGGAGCGGCTGTATTTAGCAGAACAAATCAGTTTAAGCACAGCCAAGCAAGAAGAACTACAGACAGAAAAAGAGAAGTTTGGTGTGCTGAAGGATCGTTGGGAAACATATTCGTTGTTCACGCAAGCAGTTGACAAGCGCGGGATTCCGTTAACAATCTTGTCGCTTCAGCTTCCTCGTATCAATGCTGAACTTACAAAGATCTTACAAGGAGTGGTGAATTTTAGCATTGAGATTGAATCTCGATTAGACTCAAACAACCTGGATATTTTCATAGACTATGGTGATTCAAAGCGTATTATAGAGTGTGGCTCTGGGATGGAAAAAATGATTTCATCTCTCGCCCTTCGTGTCGCGCTTATTAACATTTGTAATGCACCGAGGAGTGATGTGCTGATTATTGATGAGGGCTTTGGCACACTAGATGATAAAAACATCGAGGCATGCTCCCGTTTACTAATGTCTCTCAAGAAATATTTTTCCAATATTCTAATCATTTCGCATGTGGATGCTGTGAAAGATATCGTAGACAATGTTCTAGACATACAGAAAATAGGAAAAGATGCAAAAATCAGACATTGCGAATAATGACTCACTGCCAAGCTTTGTTCCGCTAGACTGTCCTTTATGCGGGTTTTTATTTCGTGATTTTCAAGACTGCATGCAATACTTAGAAGCCAAGTGCTGCACAGAATGTTGGATAAGTTTTCTGGAGCCAATAAAAAAATTAAATGGAGATGATGACTATGAACCGAGTAGTTCAGAGATTGCTGGATGGCGAGAAAAGGTTTCGTCTGGCGAATAGTTAGTCTATAGGAGCTTACAAATGTTAACGGTTAATGAAATTCGAGCGTTAGGTGATTGTCTAAATACGACATGGGGAAAGTCTGTCGACAACCTTAAATTATCACATCACCTCAATGGTGAGACTTTGGATCTGCGCTTTGACAGCATTGTGCATTTTGCGAGTGAAACCTCTCTTGAGAGTCAAATGACAAATTTAAGAGAGATGTCAAACGATATTTTTACTGATGGCTTAAAGAAAATCAAGGCAGATTTCAAGGATGTAGCTGGACGAGCGCTCAAGGCAACAGAGACCTCCAGAGACGATAATGTTGAATTGATACAAGCTACTGCGAATTCCCCTCGGAGAGTTGCATATTATCGTGCTTTTTTAACGTTACAAGTAAGTTAATAATGCTTAATGCCCCCACTGACCAAACAGAAACAAGTAGCTGAGATTGTAAGATGCGGTAAGGATCCTGCGTATTTTATAAATCGTTACGTACAGATTCAACACCCTATCCGGGGAAGAATTCCGTTTCATACATTTCCGTTTCAAGATGATTGTCTAAAGCACTTCAACGACAATCGTTTTAATATCGTGGTTAAGTCCCGCCAGCTTGGGTTGTCTACTCTGACTGCGGCGTATGCAGTTTGGATGACGTTGTTTCGTAAAGACAAAACGGTTCTTGTTATTGCTACCAAACTTGCTGTAGCTCAAAACTTCATTAAAAAAGTTAAGATAGCTCTTTCTGGCGTCCCGACCTGGATGTGGATTACTGATATAACTGCGAAGAATACGCAGGGTATTGAGTTTTCAAATGGTTCTGCAATAAAAGCAATTCCGACCTCTGAAGATGCTGGGCGATCTGAGGCTTTAAGTCTATTGATCGTTGATGAAGCTGCGTTTATTCGAAATTTCGATGAATTATGGAAGGGACTATACCCAACATTGTCCACCGGTGGCCGCGCGCTGGTAGTAAGCACCCCAAATGGCACGGGCGGACAATATTACGATTTGTGGCACCATGCTGTGGAGGGTACGAATGAATTTAACCCAATAAAGCTGCCATGGGACGTCCATCCCGAGCGTGATGATGAGTGGTTCGCTAGAGAGTCCATGAATATGAATAAACAGCAGGTCGCTCAAGAGCTGTTATGCGATTTCCAAGCTTCTGGTGATACTTTCTTAGCGACAGAAGAGATAGAGAAATTACGGTATAAGGTGCGTACCCCGCTGGAGAAGTGGGGTCCCGAAAACAATGTATGGGTGTGGAAGTACGCGTTACCAGACCATGAATATGTCGTATCCGCAGACGTTTCACGTGGTGATGGTAATGATTATTCTACATTTCATGTTATAGACACTACTGTTTCTGAGGTGGTCGCTGAATTTCGGGGTAAAGTTCCTCCCGACCAGCTTGCGTATCTTTTAGTTGAGGCGGCAAATAGATACCACGAAGCGTTATTATGTCCTGAAAGTAATACGTACGGGTATGCTGTATTGATGAAACTTCAAGAGATTGGGTACAGAAACATTTATTTTTCTAAAGAAAAAGATAAATTTAACGCATTGTATGGCAACGGACCGATTAGCAAGGCTGGATTTTCGACACAAGGCCCAAGCCGAGCGAAAATTCTTACGAAATTAGAAGAGATGATAAGGAATGATAAAGTCGACGTGTATTCACAGCGTTTGGTAAATGAATTAAAGACATTTGTGTGGAATAATAACAAAGCACAGGCCCAGCGCGGCAAGACTGATGACCTCGTGATGTCGTTTGCGATTGGCCTTTGGTTGTACGATGGGAACAAAGTTAGTTCTAGAAAAACTGGAGACTTGAATAAAGCAATGTTAGCGGGTTTTGCGATTAACCAGATTGAAGAAACACAGAAGGACAATAATATGTCACCCTTCAACAAACAGGTGGGGATATTTACTGCAAAGGGCTGGCCTGTTTCTATGGATTCTGACCACCCAATGATTTCTGGATCGGTGGATTTTGAATGGTTGCTTTAGTCTCTAGCTCACGGAAGGAGTATACAAATGGCTGAAAAAGGAAACATGTTTCAGAGGTTAACAAGCCTCTTTAGAGCAGGACCTGTGGTGAAGCGTCGTGTGCGCACCCAAGGATCCGGTGGGACATCTTCCGCGGCTGCGTTGTTTAAGCGTGCTCATAATGATGTCTATAACACGACACTCAGCGCGTATGGTTCATTCGACAGAATGTCCAGGTATTCAGACTTTAGTGAGATGGAATCCACGCCTGAAATTGCTTCTGCTTTGGACATATATGGGGAAGAGACTGTTAGTCCAGATGAACATGGTCGTGTTTTGCACATTTTTTGTGAAAATGACGTACAGAAAGAATTGTTGGAAACGCTTTTTTATGACACACTAAACATCGAATTTAACTTAGTTATGTGGGTTAGGAATCTTTGTAAATACGGAGACTTCTTTCTCTTTAATGATATCGATCCTGAGTTTGGGGTTATTAATGCTTATCCCATCCCCATTTCAGAAGTAGAGCGAGAAGAGGGGTTCGATCCGGAAAATCCAGGAGCAGTACGTTTTCGCTGGCTAACACAAGGGAACACCACTCTAGAAAATTGGCAATTAACACACTTCCGTCTTTTAGGCAATGATGCATTTTTACCGTATGGTTCCTCAGTTCTTGAATCTGCAAGGCGAATTTGGCGCCAGCTAATATTGATAGAAGACGCGATGCTGGTCTACAGAGTGATTCGCTCTCCTGAGAGACGTGTTTTTTATATCGATGTTGGGAATGTACCTCCTGAAGATGTCCCGAATTATCTCGAGCAAGCCACAAGCTCATTAAAACGAGCACCAGTTATAGACAAGACTAATGGAAAAGTCGATCTTAGATTTAATCCGCTTAGCGTAGATGAGGATTATTTTATTCCTGTTCGCGGCGGCGAATCGGGTACGAAGATTGAGTCACTAGCGGGTGGTGCAAACACAAGCGCAATTGAAGATGTAGAGTATATTCAGAAGAAATTATTTGCTGCGCTTAAGATTCCTAAGGCATATCTTGGATATGATGAAGACATTGGCGCAAAAGCAACTTTGGCTCAAGAAGACATAAGATTCAGTCGTACGATTCAGAGAATTCAGAAGACAGTAGTTGCCGAGCTGAATAAATTGGCGATGATCCATCTTTTCGTTCATGGCTATGATGGGGAAGATCTGATTGATTTCGAGTTAAAGCTATCAAACCCCTCAAGTGTTGCGCAATTACAGAAGCTTGAGTTAATATCTACACGTTTCGATATCGCTGGAAAAGTACCTGAAGGTTTTTATGATCGTAGGTGGGTACAAAAGAATGTATTGGGGCTTACAGATAAGGTAATTGAAGAAATTATTGAGGGTAGAAAGGAAGACAAGATAATAGATGCTGAAGTCGAGGCTTCTGGTGCCGCGGAAGGTGGTGAAGAAGCAGGTGGCGGCGGATTCGATATGGGCGGAGGTGAGGAAGCCGGGGGTGACGATGAAGGCGGTGGCCTCTTTGCTGCTGATGAACCTGAAGGCCCGCTCCTGACCGCATACCCATCCGATAAAAAGTCACCACGCGATCCTGGGGAGGAGGATGAAGAAGAAGAAATCGATATTTCTGCTCTTTCTATAGACGACCCTGATGCGCCTCTCAAGGCACAAGCGTCTGTGAAGAAGGTTTTTGGGAAGCCGACTCCGGGTACTCAAGCGAACCGTGGTCCTCTTGCGACGCATATGCCAGACTTTAAAAAGATGGTAACTCATGGCCGTCCGCAAGATTCGTTACGAAAACCATACGGCGAAGACTATCTTAAGCCTGCATTTGAGGGCATAGAATGGAATGAGCAGGATACTTACGAAAGTATGTCTAGAACTGTCAAACCAACCATGACTCCTGAATTGAAGAGAGCGATGCGGTCGTTATCTTCTATTTTGGCTCCTGAAGGTGGCGTTCTGTTGTCAGAAGCAGCAGAAAATGAGGAAGATTCATTCGACCTCGACGAATACGATGCCGGAGAAATCGATGAAAGTTAAACATAACAAAAAGAGAAATGTGGGAGTTCTCTTCGCTCAATTATCCGAGTATATTTCCTCGGCGCTGGTGGAGGGTCGAGAACAAGACTCGCACGTTGCTCTAAGCATATTAAAAAATCATTTTGTAAAGGGCACCGAGCTACATAAGGAATTTCGATTATTTCGAGCTTTAGTAACGACTGAAGTACCGAGTCCTTCCCTGGCCGTCTCTATAATGAATGAAGCAAAGCAAGCTGCCCGCAATATGGATATGTCGAAATTACGACAAGAGAAGTCTGCTTTAATAAGAGACATAAATTATCGCGTTGCCGAGCCGGGTTTCTATAGTAGAAGAGTTGCCGAATATAAGGCTTTCGCGACTGTTCAAACGCTATTGAACAATTGGCGAAGCAGAGATTCTGATATAACCGTTACCGCTAAGTTTGAAAAGTCTCTGCACGAGCATTTGCTCAAAGAGAAAAATATGACAAAGTTGACGACATTAGCAACCCCTGATGTGAACAGGCTAGCCGTGCAGATTATGCAAGAAAAGCTACGGGAACGCTTTGGGAAAGTATTAAGCGAAGATCAAACGCTATTAATGAAGCAATATGTCTTTTCCAAGCAAAAAGATTCATCAAGTGATATTTCTAGTAAGCTTGTGGAAATTCAAAAGAGTACGCTCAGTCGACTTGCTGTGTTCGAGCAGACATGCGAAAACAATATTCTGTGTGAGCAAATTAGTGGTGTAAAAGAAAAAATTAAGAATTTGTCCACCCTCGAGGTAGATGACTCTGTTATATCTCAATATTTAACGTTAATGAAACTTACGGAAGAGTTAACATTGGGAGATGATAATGGTTGAACTTAAGCTTTTAACAGAGTGGGCCCCCTTTGAATATACCAAAGAGTTGGTGGAACAATCTAAATTAGAGAATGATGGTAAGATTGTAATGAAGGGTGTATTACAAAAAGCCGACACCTTAAATCAGAACGGGCGAGTGTACCCTCGAACAATATTAGATCGTGAAGTGAGAAATTATCAAAAATTTATTCAAGAGAACCGAGCTCTTGGTGAATGTGATCATCCTGATAGTTCTGTTGTAGAATTAAAGAACGCGTCTCACATCGTAAGAGAAGCGTATATGGACGGTGATATATGTTACGGCGTTGTTGAGCTCCTCGACACACCAGCTGGTACGATTCTTCAGAAGCTCGTTGAGGCGGGTGTAACACTCGGAATATCAAGCCGCGGAGTTGGATCAACAAAGAGAAGTGGAGACACCGATGTTGTACAAGATGACTTCCAGCTTATTTGCTGGGATTTCGTGTCAGAGCCTTCAACTCCTGGAGCATTCATGATGCGCGAGGGTCGTGTGGTGAGACAGACCGAGCTAGATGATGTATTCAATAGATCAGATAGAATTTATAGAATGTTTAATGAGATATTAGAATGGAGTGAAGACGATGAGCTCTAATTGGCCAGCCCCAGGCTTGGGTCACGCATCAGCGTATCAGGTAAGTGGAACACCGTATGTTACATCCTCTGCTGATGATGAGTGTACGACGTCACTGAACGTTATTCAAATTAGTTTCCCCCGCGTAACTCGGTGGTTTCAGATAGCAGTTAGCGGTTCTGGCGCTACTACTGGGAATTTACGTGTTGGGTTCTCTAAAAACGGTGTTAACGGCCTCGGCGCGGTTACGGGATCTGTGCCTACTGGTGAAATACAAACAGACGGAACAGAAAAATATGTAACACCCCAACCGACTCCATCGCCCGCAGAACAGCTAAATACTCATAAAAATTATTTTGTTGTTGGACCAAATGCTGGTGGCACAAGCGCTGCAGCTGGAATTGTGAGCTCCCCGACAGTTCGATTTGAGCTGGCATGTACTGACCTCTTCTTAAGATCAGACACATCCGCGGGTGGTTGCGGTTTTACAATTATCGCTGGGCTAACGGGTATTTCTCGCGACCAGCTTAGCCTAACCGGTTCATCTGGTTATCATGGAGTTGGA